GCCTCGTGCGCGCGAAGCACAGTTACGTCTCTTGATCTTAACTGTGCTGACTGACACCATTCAGGCAAGATCATGGAAAATGATCAATTAAAACTCTTCACCGAGCCAAAGTGCGAAGGCTGTAAAAAAACAGTCTTAGAGACGAGCTGGGGGCAAAAGCCCGGATCGTCGATACTCTATAAATTGTGCAAACAATGTAGGAGCAAATCTAATGCGACGTTCAAAGATGAAAAGGAAGCGGTCAAAAAGGCTGTTCAGCCGCACCGCGTCAAAAACAAACCGCCGTAACGTCTCGGGTTCCCCGATGCGCGGCGGAATAAGGATGTAAAAAGCTTCATGGCTTGCTTCCATCCTCTCAAGGGCTGGCGGAGTAAATCCGCCGGCCCAAACGGGAAACGCCCAATAGTATTCAACAAAAAGGAAGGGTTCTCAGACCTTCCGATAACACTGCCTTGCGGGCAGTGTACTGGATGCCGTTTAGAAAAATCACGCCAGTGGGCAATAAGATGCTCTCATGAAGCAAGTCTATACGAAGAAAACTCATTTATTACACTCACGTATGACGACGCTAACCTACCACCAACTGGCTCTCTAAAACCACAACACTTCACTAAATTCATGAAACGGCTAAGAAAACAAACAGGATGTAAAATCCGATACTACCACTGTGGAGAATACGGAGAAAACTTCGGGCGACCGCATTACCATGCGGCAATATTCAATTACGATTTCCCGGACAAAATACACTACAAAACAACTAAAAACGGCGACCGTCTCTATACCTCTCAAATACTCTCTAAAATATGGCCGGCAGGCCTTCATACAACAGGCGACGTTACATTCAAAAGCGCTGCATATATTGCGCGCTATATAATGAAAAAAATAAACGGTGAAGCCGCGGATGCTCACTACGAGATAATGAACTCGGAAACAGGTGAGCTATCACACCTAATACCGGAATATTCAACGATGTCCCGCCGACCAGGCATAGGACAAGGATGGGTTGAAAAATACCATGGGGATGTATACCCTGACGACTTCGTGATAATTAACGGAAAAAAAAGCAGGGCTCCCCGATACTATGATCAGCAATTTGAAATCGCTTACCCTGCCGATTTCGCTAAAACTCGGGCTGAACGCGTGCGGAGTGCGCGTAAGCATGAAGATAATAATACGCCGGATCGTCTCAAGGTCCGCGAAAAAGTCCAAAACTCAAAAATCTCACAACTGAAAAGAGGACAGCAATGATACTCAAGGCGTTCACAATCTATGATAATAAAGCCGAAGCATATCTCAACCCCTTCTTCATGGGGACCACAGGTGAAGCTCTGAGAGCTTTCACCGATGCGGTCAACGACCGCAATAATCCGAATAGCAACTTAACGCGGCACCCTGCCGACTATCAGCTATTCGAAATAGGCGAATTTGAAAACGGAACGGGTAATCTCCTCAATAAAGAGCCCAGGGTAAACTTGGGCAATGGTTTGGAGTATTCCCATAATCAGGAGGTACCGACTTGAAATCAGTAATGAGCCATCAATTCAGCCTCGTACCGCAGGCTGAGATACCGCGATCGAGTTTTAACCGATCGCACGGATATAAAACGACATTCGACGCCGGTTTCCTGGTGCCGATGTTCGTGGATGAGGCGCTACCCGGAGATACGTTCAACTTACGGACAACCGGGTTTGCGCGACTGGCAACGCCGCTGCATCCGTTCATGGATAATCTCTTCATGAACACCTTTTTTTTCGCCGTACCAAAACGCCTTCTTTGGGACAATTGGCAGAAATTCAACGGCGAACAAGAAAACCCCGGGGATAGCACCGACTATCTGGTGCCGACAATGCCGGCGCCGGCATCCACCGGGTATACAAACGGAAGTCTTCATGACTATTTGGGCCTCCCAACCGAGGTTGCTGATTACAGCCATACGGCATTGTATCACAGGGCCTATAACCTGATCTGGGGAGAATGGTTTAGAGACCAAAATTTGCAGAACAACGTGCCGCAAAATAGAGGGGATGGCCCGGACGATCCCGCTGACTATGTGCTGCTTAAACGTGGCAAGCGCCACGATTATTTCACTGCAGCACTGCCCTGGCCGCAAAAGGGGGATAGCGTAGAGCTGCCCCTTGGCGGCACTGCGCCGGTTATATCTGCCGGCGATGGGATACCGCTGTTCGAGCTCGACACGACAGGGTATTCCCTACAACACACAAACGCGACAGGAGCGTCAGCGGAATGGGATACCGATCCCGCGGGGATCGGTCCCGATGTCGCAAAATGGGATGAAACCAAACTGGAGACAGACCTATCGGCCGCTACAGCGGCCACAATCAATCAATTGCGGCAGGCCTTCCAAGTCCAAAAGATGTTCGAGCGGGACGCTCGTAGCGGCACCCGCTACACTGAGGTAATTAAGGCTCACTTCGGGGTAACATCCCCCGATGCAAGGCTACAACGTCCAGAGTATCTGGGAGGCGGTCAGACGCCGATCAACGTTCAGCCTATACCTCAAACAACACAAACCTCCGAGACAATCGGAGGGACCGTACAGGGCAATCTCGCGGGCGTTGGGACGGCAGTCTTCAACGGCCATGGCTTTACGAAAAGCTTTACGGAGCATTGCGTCCTAATCGGTCTGGTCTGCGTTCGCGCAGACCTCAACTATCAGCAGGGCCTCAATAGGATGTTCAGTAGATCGACGAGGTTCGATTACTACTGGCCTGCGCTTTCTCATATCGGCGAGCAAGCCGTACTTAACAAAGAAATTATGATGCAGAATGATCCAGCGGATGAGCTGGTCTTCGGCTATCAAGAGCGGTATGCGGAGTATCGCTACAAACCGTCGCAAGTGACGGGTCAATTCCGCTCCAACTTTGCTCAAACCCTCGATACCTGGCACTTGGCCCAGGATTTCGCGACACTTCCATCGTTGTCGGGACAATTCATCGAGGAAAATCCACCTGTCGACAGGGTAATAGCGGTTCAAGACGAACCTCATTTCCTGTATGACAGCTATATCAACCTGATCTGTGCACGGCCAATGCCGATTTACGGCGTGCCCGGGCTTATAGATCACTTCTAGGGAGGAAAAAAATGGCACTCCCACTCGCAGCTCTGGTAACAGGCGGGCTATCGCTCGCCGGCGGCCTCATGTCGGGGATCTTCTCCGCCAGGCAGGCCACTCAAAACCGTAACTTCCAGGAGCGTATGTCGAATACATCGTACCAAAGGGCGATGGCGGACATGCGGGCCGCAGGCCTCAATCCCATGCTGGCCTATAAAACCGGCGGTGCCGGGACACCCACGGGGGCGATGGGCTCTATGCCCGATCCAATAACCCCGGGGATCAATACTGCAGTCTCGGTGAGACGCAATAAGGCCGAAATAAAAAACATGGGTGCTCAATACGACAATATAATGGCCGAACAACAACTTAAGGATGAACAACGTGGCATTGCCACGGAAGACATCCGGATTAAAAGAAACAAGCTCGACAATGCGAGAAAGGACGCGACAATCGCGCGGATCGACAATCGGTTTTACAGGACGCCGGTCGGCGTCAAGGCACGGCAAGCTGAGCTCCTGGCTAACTCAGCCAGGTCAGCCGCTGCAATAATCAAACCGTTCACAAAATAGGAGAATCCTCGATGGGTCAAAAACATCGTCCACATTCGATCATCTTCACTGAGAGATCGAAAACAAAATTGGCCTTTCAGGCCGAATGCGACATTAATAAAATCATGGCCCGATATGCAGAAACGGGCCTAGTCGCTCACGTCGCAAAAAACCAAGGTCACTATGGCGACGTGTCAACGGAAGTCGAGTACCAGGAGGCCCTGGGGATAATCCAGGCCGCCGGCGATACGTTCGCGTCTCTGCCGGCAAAAATCAGGTCTCGCTTCCATAACAATCCGGGCGCGTTCCTCGAGTTCGTAGAAAAGCCCGAAAATCGCGACGAAATGCGCGAAATGGGGCTATTGCCCCCAAAACAACCTCCACTAACCCCTGGCGAGCCGCTTAAGCAATCGACTGGGGTTGAAGGGCCTTCGGAGGGGGAGAATATCGAACCCACTCCCACGGCCCCACAAACGCCCTGAAAGGGCTATCTAGCGCGCCTCGTGCGCGCGAAGCACAGTTACGTCTCTTGATCTTAACTGTGCTGACTGACACCATTCAGGCAAGATCATGGAAAATGATCAATTAAAACTCTTC